CTGGTTTAGTTTCCCCCAAAAACGACTCAAAGAGCCACGAAAATGACTAGGAAGGTCATAGAAGGACACCAACCGACCCAAGAAGGCTCAAACGGGCTTCAAACGGTTTTGGGTAGGGACACAGAAGTCGTTATTCCGCTTTTGGGCGTTCAAACCCCAAGAATCCACACCCCACTGAACGATTTACCTTCACGCGGGGGTGAATTGATCGACTTGGCGACTGACTTGAAGGTCGATCTTATGGACTGGCAAAAATTTGCGCTTATTCACAGTCACAAGGTCAAGCCTGACGGACGCTGGGCAACCCCAGTCAATTGCGTCGTGGTAGCCCGTCAAAACGGAAAATCATTTTTGCAGCTGATTCGTATTTTAGGCGGGTTGTTCCTATGGGACGAAAAACTGCAAATTGGTTCTGCTCACCGACTTTCCACATCACTGGAACAGTTCAGGGCATTGGTACAAATGATCGAGAGCAGCGACAACCTTGCCAAGCAAGTCAAGAAAATCCGGTGGCAGCATGGCGGCGAGGAAATAGAAACGTTAACGGGAAATCGATTCATAGTCCGCGCGGGTGGTTCGGCTGCCCGTGGTGTTTCCCGACCTTCGACCATTCACCTGGACGAATTACGCGAAATGAACGACATTGAATCGTTTGCTTCATTGCGATACACACTTATGGCAGCGACCAACCCAATGGTCATGGCGTACACCAATGCTGGCGATTCCAGCAGCGTCGTGCTTAACCAATTCCGCGATAGGGCGTTGGCGAGCATTGCAGGGGTCGAGGACGACATTGGGTATTTTGAATGGTCAGCACCAACGGACGAAATCAGCGTTGAAAACGCCAGGTTCAGCAATCCGTCCATGGGCACACTAATCCACGCGGACAACGTGCGAAGCGTTTTGAATGACCCGCCTGACGTGGTTATGACTGAAGTGTTGTGCCGTTGGGTTGTGGCAATCAATAGCGCGGTGGATTCTGCGTCATGGGGTAATTGCCTAGACAAAGCAACTGACCTGGACTTGGACAAACTTACCTGGTTGGCAATCGATCTTTCGCCTGACCGTAGGCACGCCAGTCTTGTGGGCGCGCAAAAACTGGGTGACGAAAAGTTCGTCGTCAAGTTACTGCACACCTGGGCAAATGAATTGCAGTTGGACGATAAAGCAATTGCCAATGACCTTGCAGACTATGCCCGAAAGTATCCGACCGAATACGTGCTTTACAGTCGCAAAACCAGTGGCGCGGTCGCGGCACGCCTTGCACCCGCTGGCATTCCCGTTTTCGACATGGACAACGCCTACCCCCAGGCTTGCGACGAAATGCTCAGTGCTATCAATAGCGGTCGGTTAAAGCACCGCGGTCAAAGTCAATTGTCTGAGGAAGTGTTGGCAGCGGTTCAATTACGTCGAGGCGACGGCGGTTGGGTCATTGGACGACGGGCGTCACAATCCGTGGTTTGCGGTGCAGTCGCCGTTGCGCTTGCGACACATTTTGCGACACGCCCAGACAATGATCTTGACATCATGGTTGGTTGATCGTATAAGACTGCAACAATTCGGGCATGGGTTATTTCGATCTATTCACGCCAAAGGTTCAGGCTGCCGTTCCAGTCGAAGCCTCAAACGTGGACGCAGCTGCTATCGCGCCTTATTACAGTGAAGTAGGAAATCTATTTCTATTTGGCGGGATAGTAACTGCCTCACGCGCTGAAGCAATGAGCGTTCCTACCTGCGCGCGTGCGCTTGGCATCATTCAGACAATCGCGTCACTTCCAATGCACACACGTAACGAAGCAACAGGCGAAAAGGTTTCACAACCTCGCGTTATCAACCAACCTGACCCACGCATTCCAGGTGCAACGTTTTGGTCATGGATTATTTCGGATTTGTTTTTCTTTCCCAATGCTTATGCGTTCGTTTTAGATCGCTACGCTGACACAGGAAAAATTCGCGCAATGGAACGCATTGCACCTGAACGCGTAACCATTCAGACAAACGGCATGGGTTATGAAATTGTTTCCTATCAAATTGACGGTTCATACGTTGACCCTGCAAACCTAGTTGTTTTCCAGGGCACACAAGAAGGATTGCTTTCACGTGCAGGTCGCACAATCAAGGCTGCTGCCTCACTTGAACGCGCTGCAATGAATTTTGCTAACGAGCCAATTCCACAAATGGTTTTGAAATCAAATGGCACATCATTGCCAGCAGATCGCATTTCAAAGTTGCTGACATCATGGCGCACGGCGCGTGCTAATCGTTCAACTGCGTTTTTGAATGCTGACGTAACACTTGAAACAATTGGTTATGACCCAAAGAATTTGCAGCTAAATGAAGCCCGTAACTACGTCGCTTTAGAACTATCACGTGCCTGCGGCTTACCCGCTTATTTCACAGATTCACAACAGTCGTCATTTACTTATTCAAATGCACTTGATAAGCGTCGTGACCTGGTTGATTTTGCGTTTAGAAATTACATGAGCATTATTGAACAACGTTTATCGTTTCCTGATTTCACGCCAGCAGGCAATCGGGTTTCATTTGATTTGGACGATTTCCTACGTGGCAATCCTTACGAGCGCGCGCAGGTTTATGACATCTTGAATCGTATCGGCGCAATGTCGGTCGAGGAAATACGCGAGGAGGAGGACTTATTACTATGAAAAAAGTGATAACACCAATGCAAATCACGGCAGCTGATTCGAACAGTCGCACCATTTCCGGTCGCATTGTGACATTCGAGGAAACTGGTCACGCTTCAATTGGCAAGGTGCAATTTGCCAAGGGTTCAATCGAAGCGACATCAGTTTTGCTCAACCTTGAACATGACCGTACACGCCGAATCGGCAAGACACTTTCAATTGAATCGAGCGACGAAGGCATTGACGCAACATTCAAAATTGCAAACACAACTGCTGGCACTGACGCACTTGTTGAAGCAAGCGAAGGATTGCGCGACGGATTTAGTGTTGAAGTTTCATTTGACGAATACGAAACACTTAAGGACGGCACGGTCAGAATTCTTGCAGGTGAATTGACTGGTGTTGCATTGACTAGTGAGCCTGCAATCCGATCAGCACGCGTCGAATCAGTCGCCGCAACAACCGCTGAGGAAAACGAAGTTTCAGACTCAACAATTGAGCCTGAAGTCACACCAACAACAGAAGGAGACGAAGTGGACAACACCGTCACAAACGCGGAAACCGTCGAGACGGTAGAAGCCGCAAAGTCAGTGACTGCACAGTCAAACAACGTGGGTGGTTGGAAAGCAACACCACGAATTGAAATCACTGCTGCAAAGTACCTAGAAAACAAGGTATTGGCAGCAACAGGCGACGAGGCTGCACGTCAGTACGTTCTTGCCGCAGACAACACAACTGACAATGCTGGACTTGTTCCAACACGTCAGTTAACTGAAGTTATCAACGGACTATCAACAACAATCCGCCCAAGCATTGACGCGATTTCTCGTGGCACATTGCCTGACGCTGGAATGACTTTTGAGATTCCAAAGATTACTGCTGCACCAACAGTTGCAGTCGTTGCCGAGGACGGCGAATTTTCAAATACCGACCAAAATTCTGCGTTCTTGAGCGTGGACGTCAAAAAGTTCGCGGGACAACAAAAATTCAGCGTTGAGCTTTTGACAAGAACTTCACCATTGTTCTATGACGAGTTGCTACGTAACATGGTAGCTGCAATGGCAAAGGCGCAGGATAAGTACGTCAATGACGCGCTTGTTGCTGGTGCAACTGCTGACGGTACAGGAATTACAACATACCCAACAGCAGCTGAGTTGCTTGGTGTGATCGCTCGCGGTTCAGCAAGCGTTTACGCTGCAACTGCTGGACTTTCAAATCCGTTTGCACGCAACATCTTGGTTAACACATCACAGTGGTCAAACCTTATGTCGCTGAATGATTCAGGTCGTCCGATCTACAACGAAGTAACAAACCCAATGAACCAGCCAGGTTCAGCAACACCAGGTTCACTACGCGGACGCGTTGCAGGTCTTGATCTATACGTCACTGCAAACACTGCTGCGACAACAGATACAGACGATTCAATTCTTATCATCAACCCTGACGCTTATACATGGTACGAAGGAACTTCATACCAGTTGCGTGCAGAGTCAACCGCTGACGGTTCAATCACAGTGGGTGTTTATTCATTCGGTGCTTGCGCGACAAAGATCGCCGCAGGTGCATTTGGCGTGAATAAGTCATAATCCACAAAAACTAATCATGCGGCGGGTTCTCCCGATCTCGCCGCAGCCGATCGAAAGGAACGCTCATGCCTAGTATTGTCACCGCCAGTCAATTGCGAACAGTGCTAGGCGTGAGCGTTTCCCTTTATTCTGACGCCTACCTTGACGAAATTATCAACACCGCTGAGGCAGTTATCTTGCCAATGCTGGTTTCAAATTCGTCAGCGGTCAACGCCTACAAACTTGACTCAAATGTCGCTTACTATTACACACAACGCCCACATCATTTTGTGGCAGGTCAATCAGTCATTGTTGCTGGTTTGCCTTCACCATTTTCGGCAACCGTCACCGTCGTTGACGTTAAGGAATACCATTTCACCGCTGCATTGACTTCATCAAATGTCACATTGCGCGAGATCATTCCAACAGGCACTGCAACCCTTTCAGGCTATTCAGCAGCTGAAATCTATGCGTCAAGCGCACCAATCGAATCAGCAATTTTGGCAGTCAGCGTCGAAGTGTTCCAATCACGCGTTGCAGCTGGTGGACAAATTGAGGGCGTGGATTTTGCTTCAACGCCGTACCGTATGGGTCGAAGCCTGACCAACCGAGTTTCAACCTTGCTTATGCCGTTCCTTGACGTTGAAACGGTCGTACAGTAGTGACCGCAAATGCCGTATCAGATACCCGAGCAGCCTTAGCCAACGCGTTCAGTGCGCTATCGGCTAACGTGTACGCGAGCGTTCCTGAATCACCAATCCCACCAGCGATTGTCGTTGTGCCCGATTCGCCTTACATGGAAATCGTGTTAATCGGCAAGACTTCGACAAAGGTCAAAATCAATTTTGCAATCACTGCAATTGTTGCTTCAAATAGCAACGCAGGTTCATTAGACAACCTGGAAAAACTAATAATCGGAATTCTTGCGGCAATGCCCGCAGGATACGTTGTGGGCGTTGTTGAAAAGCCGACCGTGCTTGAGGTGGGTCAATCCCCCATGCTGGTTGCTGACATCAACGTTTCAACGTACTACACCCAAACTAACTAAAAGGAGATAACGTGCCAACAACGATCATCACGGGTCGCGATTTAGTGTTGACGATCGCGACCGTTAACTACGACGCACAGGCGACCAGTGCGGTGCTTGCGAACTCACCAACAGTCGAGACAT